AACTTCCGAAAAACTTCTCTTATAGGTTCGTTTGCACCATGTTTCCAATGTGTCCGAGCATACATCAAACCAGCCGCAGATTTCCTCAAGCGTGCATTGCAGGCCGCAGAGGTTCTCGAACTGCTTCTGATCTATTTCCTTTCTTGGCCTTGCCATACGCGCCCTCCTTCCTCGCAGTCAGCTTTCTTGCCACCAATGTATGCAGGCCATTCATGGCCCCTGTAATATCGCCGGACTTAATCAGCCCGTTCAGTGTTTTCATTTGCTGTGTGGATAAATACTGCTGGTTTTTCTTCAACATCCTCCGCGCAGTCGCCTGAGCATCAGTCATGCAGAAGCACCGCCTTCTTCCCGGTGAACTTCTCCCACCGGTCAACAATGACGTCGGCATACTTTGGATCATACTCCATGCAGAAAGCGTGTCTGCCATTCTGCTCCGCTGCCATAATCGTTGTGCCGGAGCCAGCGAACAGGTCAAGCACATTCTCACCCGGCTTACTGGAGCACTGCATCTGGTAATCAAACAGCTTAATTGGCTTCATGGTCAGATGCTCCGCAGACTTGACAGGCTTATCGAAATTCAGAACAGTTGTCTGTCTGCGGTTCTTAAAGAAGTAGTGCTTCTTGCCTTCCGTCCATCCGTAAAGGCAAGGCTCATGTTTCCACTGGAAATCCTGTCTCCCCATTACGAGGGAATTCTTCACCCAAATCAGGCACTGCCGGACGCGCAGCATCGAATCTTTACACGCGCCACGGAAGTTATACCCTTCACTGTCTGCATGCCAGATGTAGAACGGAGCGCCGGGTTTCATAACCATCACTGCATTAGAAAACGCATCCGTAAGGAACTGCCTAAAGGCTGCATCTTCCATGTTATCGTTCTTGATTTTACCGGCGGTGCCCTGATAGTCCACATTATAGGGAGGGTCGGTGAGGAGCATATCCATCTGCGCCCCTCCTACAAGCTTCTGTACATCAGACAGAGACGTACTGTCGCCGCACATCAAGCGATGGTCTCCAAGCTGGTACACATCGCCCAGCTTGCTCTTCGGCTCCGCCGGAATGACAGGTTCATAATCATCCTCGACAAAGGAATCGTTCAATTCGTCACGCAGGCCCCATTCAAAGTCAAACGCCGACAGGTCGAGACCGGGCAGCTCATCAGCCAGGAGGTCAAAGTCCCAGTCGCTCTCGTTGCTCTTGTTATCCACCAGCCGCAGGGCGTTCACCTGCTCCGGTGTCAGATCGTCCACGCAGACACAGGGCACTTCTTCCATGCCCAGCTTCTTTGCCGCCAGAGCGCGGCAGTGGCCGATTACAATTACGCCGTCACGGTCAATCACAATCGGCTGCACAAAACCATACTGCTTGATGCTCTCCGCAACGTTGTTGATTTGCCGCTTATCATGCTTTTTTGCGTTTGCGGCATACGGCACAATATCCGCAAGCCGCCGTTTTGTGATTTCCATGCCATCCTCCTGTTTTGCTACCGGTAATAATTTACTCCACGATCATCCAGTCATCGGCAAGCATATCCGCCTGCGATGCCAGCCAGCCGAGCTGCACGCCGGATGTGCCGACAAAAGCAAGCGCTTTGTTACCGATAGCTTCGTGAATGGCGTTGATCACCTCATGCGCAGCATTCTCATAGCTGATGCGCTCCGCAAGCTCGACATGCTGATTCTTGCCATTCCAACCACGACGGGCAATTCTCTTCCCTTTCTTTGCCGCTTCAATAGCCAAGCCAAAGCTCATGCCGTCGGTGGGGCGGTACGCTTCCTCGAACACGTCCTTAGGGCTAAAACTCTCGTAGCCGTCCTGGTAACGAACCTTGTACCCCTCTTCCGCAGGCTCCATGCTTCTGGGGATCAGCTCGTTCGCATCGTAGACCTTGCCACCCTTGCGAATAGCAGGGGCCGCTTCAATGATTTTCGTGCCAATATACTTTTTCATTTCGCATAACCTCTTAACATTATTTTGCTACCGGCCCCTGCTCCTTGGTTTTCTCGCCGCTTTACTTGCTTATTGTCAAAATCAGGGATATGCAACCGCGCCTTACCCATCAATCTTTCACACGCCGTTGACTTCTCTGATTGTTGTAAAAACTTTTTTACGCTTGAAGCAGTCACAATAAAAGACGCGTTTCCCCCTTTTGCCATGACTTCCTCCTGTTTTGCTACCAGCCCCCACCCCTTGG